ATTGCAGCCTTTGCCGGGCGCTGCAGAGGTGCCTGCAGAACCTGTAGTTACAGATGAGTCTGGCACTCCAAGCATGACTGAGGGTGTGCAGATCGCCGGGCCTGTAGATGCAGCACTCCGCAAGTTCATTACAAAGCAAGCGCCAAAGGCAGAACGTGCCTTGGTGCCAGAAGCTGCGCGTGCAGCTGAAGGTACGCTGCCGGAAGCTGCCAAGGCTGGCCGATTCAAGCTGATCCCAGAAGCTGACCAAACCCTGACTGATGAGGTTGGCCGGGCTGTTAGCCGCAGGCAGACCTTTGGCATTACCCAAGGCAAGCCATCAGTATCCACAGAAGAGGCTGCAGCTGGCATTGCTGTGGAACCATTTAACCTTGGCCGCTACCAGACAGAAGACGCAGCTGCCATTGTGGGTGGCGTGGCCGATGCCTTGAATATCAAAACCAAGGCTGTGACATTCCAAGAGATCAAAGACAAGGCAGCAGAGCAAGGCATCTCTGAGAACTTTCTGTCTCGCTTGATCGGTAGCGACAACAAGATGATGGCCAACGCGGTGGAAACCTACAAGGCGCTTGAGGTGCTAGAGTCCAGCGCCAACGAGCTGGATCGCCTGTTTAAGCTAGTTAACAGTGGTGCTGCCACTGATGTGGACAAACTGGTCCTGCGCCAGCAGATCGCCTTCCATGGCTTGATCCAACGCGGCGTTAAGGGTATCCAGAGCGAGACCGCCAGAGCGCTGGCCGTGTTTCGCATCCCGCGTGATGGCAACGCTGCTGTAGTGCGCCAAGTCATTGATGAGTACGGCGGTGACGCGGCTCTGTCTGACATGGCCAAGTCCTATCTGACGCTTGAAACCAGAGCAGCTCAAAATGCAATGGTTGAAAAGTCAATGATGTCTGGCGTTAAGGATGTGTGGTTTACAACCTACATTAACGGCTTACTGTCCAGCCCTGTATCGCACGCCAAGAACATATTTGGAAATGCCATGTTTGGTGTGTACCAAATACCTGAACGCCTGATTGCATCTTTCTACAGCAATACCTTACCGCAAGGTGTTCGCTCATGGAATGCATTGTTGCCGGGTAGTGCTTCCGATAAAATTGCGTATGACGAAGCATTGACATTGGTCCAATCCTTACGCAATGGAATAATGGAAGGCTTTGATCTGGCTTCCACTGCGTTTAAGAAAAACCAGCCCAGTGATTTGATGAGCAAGATCGAGGCGCAACGCGGTACTCAATTGCCACCTATAAGCTCTGCCGCCTTTGGTATTGAGCAAGACAAGTGGCTGGGCAAAGCCATTGATTACTATGGCACTGCTGTCACTCTTCCCGGCAGAGCGTTGATGGCTGAAGATGAGTTCTTTAAGGGTGTGCTTTATCGTATGGAGATAAACACCCAGATCACCCGGCGCGGTAAATCTGTGTACAGAGAAGCCATCGATTCCGGTATGCCAGAAGCTGACGCGCTGGCAAAGTCTGAGGCTGAAGTTCTAAACTTATTTCAGAATCCACCGCGTGATCTGGATGAGGCGGCAACACTGTTTGCTCAAAAGGGAACATTTACTGCTGATTTGCCACCAGCCCTAAAGCAGCTGCAGCAGACATTTAATAGCCCAATTCTAAAAGTGGTGGTGCCGTTCTTTAAGACTCCTGCCAACATTGGTTTGCAGGTCATTGAGCGCACACCGTTTGCACCGCTGTCATCCCAGTGGCGTGAGGAGATCGCCAAGGGTGGCGTGTACCGCGACATGGCCTTGGCCAAGGTAACCCTTGGGTCTGCTATGTTGGCCACGTATGCTGCTTTGGCTGCAGAGGGAAAGATCACTGGCCGTGGACCAGAGCGCAAGGCTGACCGTGATGCTTTGTTGCGTGATGGCAAAACACCCTACTCCATAAAAATTGGTGACAGCTACTACAGCTATGGTGGCATGGAGCCAATGTCAGCATTTATGGCCATTGCTGCTGACTATGCTGAATACGCAAAATATGAGACTGATGCCAGCAAGATCGAGGAGGTTTTTCTTGGTGCCACATACGGTCTCTATGAGTACCTAAAAGAGCAACCATACCTGCAGGGTATTGCTGATGTGGCCAAGCTCATTGGCACCAACCAGCAAGGCGCAGTTGATGGTAAAAAACTGGTTGATGGCTTGGCCAAGCAATATGGTGGATTTGTAATCGGTGGGTCACCAGCTGGTGCCTACAGCTCGCTGCTGGCTGGCATTGAGCGCCTGTTAGATCCAACTAACAAAGACACCCGCGCCAGCCCAGATCTGCCCATGGGCGTGCGTGGCTTTATAGAAGCCTTTAACAAATACAAGTCCCGGCTGCCGTACTTCAACGCTGACCTTCCAGACACTTTAAACCTGTGGGGTGATGCAACCAAGTCAGGCACTGGATCAGCTTACGAGATGGTGCTGCCAACCCGCGTGACACCAGAGAAATTCTCTGAGGTGGACGATGCGTTGGTCCGGCTTGGATCGCCAGTTGGCATGCCTGACCGCAAGGTTGATGGCGTGGAGATGGATGCATTCCAGTACAACCGATTGCTGACCATTTATGGCAAAGAGCTACCATCAAAAGACGCAATCTTGACTGTCATGCAAATGCCGGGCTTTGACCTGTTATCGCTGGATGACCAGCAAAAGACGGTCCAAAATACGCATTCCAAGTACATGGCCATGGCCACCAGCCAGCTCAAGTCAGAATCACCGCAATTGCAGGCCAAAATTGATGAGCTTAAAGAGCTCAAAAAGTCTCGTGGCCTCTTTTATAAACCCGACTAAAACCGTACAATTACCAATAGTAAGGATTGAATCATGGCCATTCCAATTAGCAACGTCACTCGCCGAACAGTCTACGCACCCAGTGGCACTGGTGGCGCTGGGCCCTATGCGTTTACCTTTGAGATCTTGGCCAACACTGACATTGCCGTGTTCAAGGACGATGTACTGCTGACGCTGACCACCCACTACACGGTGGTCATCAACGCCAACGGCACTGGCTCGGTGACCATTACAGCTGCTGGCTTGGCCTTGTCCCCGGTCAGCCCAACCCAGTACGCCATTGTCGGCAACCGCACCATTGCGCGTGCGACTGACTTCACCACGGGCGGCGACTTCTTTGCCAACACGCTGAACGACGAGCTGGATCAGCAGACCATCTTTGCACAGCAAAACGCTGAAGGCTTAAACCGCGCTCTGCAAGCACCACAGACTGACCCGACCAGCATCAACATGACGCTGCCACGCAAGGCAGACAGGGCGAGCAAGACGCTGACCTTTGACGTTGATGGCAACCCGTCGGCAGGCGTGAGCGCTGCTGATGTGGCCAACGCTGTCACATACGCTGCAAATGCAGCTACATCTGCCACCTCTTCTGCCGCATCTGCAAGCGCAGCTGCTGGCTCTGCGTCAAGCGCAAGTGGATCTGCCAGCACAGCAACTACTCAGGCCAGCAACGCATCGACATCTGCCAGCAATGCGTCTACCAGTGCCAGCGGTGCATCTACATCAGCCACCAATGCTGCGGCATCTGCAAGCACTGCGACAACCCAAGCCAGCAATGCCAGCACATCGGCTACCAATGCATCTAACTCTGCGTCTGCCGCCAGTACGTCTGCCAGCAATGCCGCTACCAGCGAGACAAACGCTGCGGCATCAGCAAGCACAGCCAGCACACAGGCAAGTAATGCGTCTACTAGTGCCAGCAACGCAAGCACAAGCGCAACCAACGCCGCAAGTTCTGCCGCCGCTGCCGCCTCTGCCTTGGACAGCTTCGATGATCGCTACCTTGGCACAAAGACATCAGATCCAACATTAGACAATGATGGTAATGCACTTGTTTCTGGTGCGCTGTACTTCAGCACAACTCAAAACGTGATGAAGGTATATGACGGAGCAAGCTGGATTACAGCGACATCTGCTGGAGCCACCTCACTGCTGCGCTTTCGGTATGTGGCGACAAGCGGTCAGACCACATTCAGCGGTGCTGATGCGGCAAGTGCAACGCTGACCTACACCGTCAATAACATTGCTGTGCATCGCAACGGTGTGACACTTGACACATCTGAGTACACAGCAAGCAACGGCACAAGCATTGTGCTGACAGTCGCTGCAGGTACTGGTGACATCATTGACATCATTGCATTCAAGAGCTTCACAGTTGCTGATGCGCTGAGTGCTGTCAGTGGTGGTACTGTGAATGGTGCTGTCACTGTGACTGGTACGCTGACTGCCAACGGCAATGTCATCCTTGGAGATGCCTCTACTGACACACTCAATGTCGGTAACGGTGGTTTGGTAAAAGATGCCAGCGGTAACGTGGGGATTGGTACTACTGCTCCTATTAGCAAATTTCAAGTAAAAGCCGCTACAAACCAAAACCTTTATATTGCTGGCTCAGCTACTATTGCAAATAGTATCGTAATTGGTGGTATCAATGATGCGGCAAGTGCAAACATACCTCTTGAGTTTAGATACGGAACAACCGCTGCCTTCATAAACAGTGGCGTTGAAGCTGTCCGTATCGACACCAGCGGTAACTTGCTGGTGGGGGGAACAGTTGTTGATAGCTCTGGTGGAGTTGCTGTAGTGCCAAGTACTGCGGCTAGTGGTGCTTGCGGACTCTTGGCCTTCAATAAAGGAAATCAGGCTAGTGAAACTTGCCTGCGCTTTAAGTACCAAGGAACAGTAGTAGGTTCAATTACATACAGCAACACCGCAACCGCATACAACACATCCTCAGACTACCGACTGAAAGAAGACATCGCCCCGATGACCGGCGCTTTGGCAAAGGTGGCTCTACTGAAACCCTGCACATACAAGTGGAAGGTGGACGGCTCAGACGGTCAAGGCTTCATTGCCCATGAGTTGCAAGAAGTGGTTGGGGGTTGTGTTACTGGAACTAAAGACGCAACCCGTGAGGAGCAGTACGAAGTAACACCCGCCGTAAAAGATGCGGATGGAAAAGTAGTCATAGAGGCAGTGATGGGTACGCGCATTGCACCTGTCTACCAAGGCATCGACACCAGCTTTTTGGTTGCCACATTGACCGCAGCAATCCAAGAACAACAAGCCCTCATTACATCCCTGACCACTCGACTCACAGCACTGGAGAACAAATAATGGGAAAGACAGCATCACTTGCAAACATAGGCAGCATTGCTGACAGCTCGCTTGGCTTTCGCAACCGCATCATCAATGGTGCGATGGTGATTGACCAGCGTAATGCGGGGGCGAGTGTTACTCCTGCTGCTTCAACTTATACGCTTGACCGCTGGCGACTTGGTGCAAGCGTCGCCTCAAAAGTGTCTGTTCAGCAATCCAGCACCGCTCCAATTGGATTTAATTATTCAACGCTGATAACAACTGTTTCAGCATACACGTTTGGCGCAAACGAAGAAGTTAATTTTTCACAAAGAATTGAGGGCTATAACATCGCAGACTTGGGATGGGGAACAGCAGACGCAAAAACAATAACTGTTTCGTTTTGGGTTCGTTCTAGTTTAACTGGCGCATTTGGTGGCGTTATAAAAAATACTGCTGCTACTCGTTCTTATCCATTCACTTACACAATATCTACCGCAAACACTTGGGAACAGAAATCTATAACCATTGCTGGAGATACGACAGGAACTTGGGAAACAACATCTTCAGCAGGTATAAATGTGCAGTTTTGCCTCGGTGCTGGTTCTTCAATTAGCGGAACAGCAGGCGCATGGGCGGCGGCCAACCTTGCTTCAGCCACTGGCGCAACCAGCGTAGTAGGCACAAGCGGAGCCACCTTCTACATCACAGGCGTGCAGCTTGAAAAAGGCAGCACAGCCACTAGTTTCGATTACAGACCTTATGGGACTGAGTATCAACTCTGCCAACGCTATTATTCCCAAGGTAGTGTAGTCCCAACCTATAACGGGGCTGCACTTTCAGTCACTATGCCTGCCTTTAATTTCTATGGTCAACCAATGCGAATATCCCCAACAGTAACCGCTGCTAATGGAGCAATCGGCTATGGATTTATACAAGGATTTGTCGTTGTTTCATCAGCCCCAATTTCGGCTGGAGCATATTATTTACCCGGAGCCTTTACAGCAACTGCGGAACTATGATGTACAAATTACACCTAACAAATTCTGACGCAATCATTCGGATTGCTGACAATGCTTTCATTCCTTTTGCTGAAGGAAATACAGACTACCAAGCCTATTTGAAGTTCTTGGCTGAGGGTGGTCAACCATTACCAGCAGATGACAATGGGCAAGCCTCTCAATAACCTTCAAGGTTTCCGCTTTGGTAGCCTGACTGTTTTGCAGTTGGGTGAGAAGCAACGCCAACACAACGGTGCTTGGTGGCTATGCCTGTGCGACTGCGGCACTCAAAAGAACATCCCAGCCACTGACATGGTTCAAGGCAAGATAAGTTCTTGTGGATGTGAACACGCCAAACGCATTGGCAAGGCAAGTGAAACGCATGGCATGAGCAAAGGAAGAACGTACCGTATTTGGATGGCTATGCGGAATCGTTGCAACCGAATCAACCAAGACTACTCATGCCGTGGGATTACCTACGATGAGCGTTGGGATTCCTTTGAAAACTTTTTAGCTGACATGGGTGAATCACCTAATAACATGAGCATTGACCGCATTGATGTAAATGGCAACTACTGCAAAATAAACTGTAGGTGGGCTACTCGTGAGCAACAAGCAAACAACACACGGGCCAATATTTTTATTGAATGGAATGGCAAACGCCAAACTCGTTCACAATGGGAAAAGGAATTAGGTATGCGACCAACAACTTTACGGTCACGGCTTCGTGCTGGTTGGCCTATGGAAAAAGCAATGCAGTATTTAAACAACACACCACTACCTGCGGACGAATGACATGAACCAGTCCGAACGCGCTGAACTCGTTGCCGATATTGCTGCGGCGATTAAAGCATCATCTACTCTGTCTGAAGATGAGGTGCGTTGGGTCAAACTTGCCATTGAAAAGCAAGAGCAGTCAATCAAACTGCGTCAGGCCATTATTGAGAAGACCTTGGGCGGCTTGGTGTGGGCTGCCCTTGCGGGGCTGGCTTACATTGTGTTCGACTTTGCAAAGAATCATGGGTTCAAGTGATTGACTTACTTGCATCAGCACAGATACCGTGGCCCAACACAGAACAGAAAATTGTGTTGGTGTGCCGCGTTGTGCTGCCGAGCGAGAAGTATGGAGCCAATGAATTCCTAGACAAAGACGGAAGGGTGTGCCGTTGGGTTATGGAGGTAGTCAAGAAAGAGCGCCATGATTGACCCCATAACGGCCTTTGCAGTTGCCCAAGGTGCCATCAAAGGCATCCAAGCAGCCATCAAGATGGGCAAGGATGTGCAGGGCATCACAAACGATGTGATGAAATTTTTTGATGCCAAAGACAAGGTAGCCAAGGAAGCAGTTAAGGACCCAAAGAAAAAGTACAGCTCCGACACCAGCCAAGCGATGAGCACAGTCATGCAACTGCATGAACTGAACAAGGCTGAAGAGGAATTGAAATGGCACTTTATCAACCAAGGCCATTCTCAGTTGTGGAGTCAGATTCTTTTGGAACGCAATGCAATTGTGCAGCGCAGGCGAACACAAGAAATACTTGATGCAACTGCTGCAAAGAATCGAAAGAAAGAAATAGATGAAGCCATCACAATGGGGCTTTGTATCTTGGTAGCTGCTGCCATCTTTATGCTGGTGGCTTGGGGTGTGATTTCAATGAAAGGAAAATTCTGATGGACTGGTTAAAACAAATTGCTCCCACTATTGCCACGGCAATGGGTGGCCCATTCGGGACGCTGGCTTATGGAATGGTGGCGAAAGTTATGGGCATCTCGCCTGAAGACGCACAAAAGACTATTGAATCAGGCAAGTTAACAGCAGACCAAATTGCTCAAGTCAAGATCGCTGAGATTGAGCTTCAAAAGCAAGCCAATGAACTTGGTCTTAATTTTGAAAAGTTGGAAGTTGAAGATCGCAAATCAGCGCGTGATATGCAAGCCTCGACCAAATCAATAGTGCCGCCTTTGCTGGCTGGTGCTGTGACCGTTGGCTTTTTCAGCATCATGGGCATGATGTTTTTTAGCAAAATTGACAGTAGCAACCCTGCCATCTTGATGATGCTTGGCTCATTGGGTACGGCTTGGACGGGCATCATTGCCTATTACTTTGGCTCGTCGGCAAGCTCTCAAGCTAAAACAGATCTATTGTCGAAAGGCGCAAAATGAAAGAGAACTTTGAATCAGCTCTGGCCGCAGTGCTCCACCACGAGGGTGGCTTTGTAAACCATCCATCAGATCCCGGCGGCATGACCAACCTTGGTTGCACCAAGGCTGTGTGGGAGAGCTGGGTTAACCACCCGGTCAGCGAGGCCGACATGCGTGCGCTCAAGCCTGCTGATGTGGGGCCGCTTTACAAGGCCAAGTATTGGGACAAGGTTAACGGTGATGAGCTGCCAGCTGGCGTGGACTACGCTGTGTTTGATGCGGCCATTAACTCTGGTCCGGGCCGCGCAGCCAAGTGGCTGCAGGAGGTGGTTGGAGTAGCCGCTGATGGTGCCATTGGGCCCGGCACCATGAAGGCTGTGCTGGCCATAGAGCCCGGTGAGCTGGTGTCTGCTTACTCATTCAAGCGCATGAGCTTCTTGCAGGGTTTGAATACTTGGCCAACCTTTGGTAAGGGGTGGGGCCGCAGGGTGACTGAGGTAGCAAGTGCTGCTGGCTCGATGGCCAACAGCACGCTTGCTTAATTACTGAGCTGCGCCCAATGCTGCGATCCGCTTGGAGTACGCAGCTGTATGCCTGATCCGCTCGACAGAATCAACCCGCTTGAGAGTCTCTTCGTTGACATTCTTGAGCTCCTTGAGAGCAGTCATGCGCTCGCGTGCAGGCCGCTTACCAGCTCGCGCAGTCTTGTCAGCAATGGACTCATAGGCATCTTGCCACTCTGCAAGCGTAGCGTGAGCAGAATGCGCCTGCTCTTTACCCGGAAGCAGTAGCTTGAATTCCCCAGCATCTTCAAACGCTGGGTAGTCATTGGCCTCACTGTAGTCTGGCATTGCCTGTGGCACTTCAACCATCTGCGATATTTCGACCACATCTGCGGCCTCTTGGTCTTGTGCAAATGCCTGCTCGATGATGGCCGGATCATTGGTAACCGCTGGGATCTCCACCGGGGCTGGCTTGGTCAGCATGTCCAGCGGATTGCGTGGAGTGATGTCTTTTGTTGGCCGTGGCTTGGCCTCTTCAGGGTAGTCCTGCGCCTCTTCTGCGGTGATCATACCCTTGAGTACGTCTGGAAACGCATCACGCAAAGCAAACCCGCGAGCTCGCATCTGCATCATGCGCTTGGGGTACGCTGACCACGGTCCCTGCTTACCCCACAGGCCAGCTCGTTTGGCATCCTCAACTGAGAACCTAGATGTGACTGGGTTGCGTCCCTTGCGCTTGGCCACACATACAGCCACCGGGTTGGGTGTGCCCTCGTGCTCAAAATACTCTTCGACATCCTCACACACTGGGCTGGCTTGGACCAGCGCCATGGCAGCATCACCGTAGACCGATGGCTTGCCATTGATCACTGCGATATTTTGCAGAGCCTGCATGGGTGCCAGCCCCATCTCCATGCCCCACTGGACACAGACCAAGATGTCCTGCGGCTTGCCTTGGTACTGCTTGGGCACCATGTTGCTGCTGGCCAACATGTCACTGAAGGTCATGGCCTCAGTGAGGGTGGTGGGGGCAAAGCCCCGGTTAGTGGTTAATTGCATTTTTCTCTTCCTCGGTTAAGTAAGTCTTCATCGTTGTAAAAATAAGATCAGCCATTGCGTCAACAAACGCTTCTGCCTCGTGGTCTTGTACGTCTGGCGCACAGATATCTAGTAGCCGATCAACTGCACGGTCATACGCGCTTTTAATTGCGGGCCTATTCGGTAGGTTCATGACATCTCTTTGATTGACAGGACCGATTGGCGCACAGAGTAAGCATCCTTTGCCGGAACCAAGCGCTCTGCAGCTGCCTTGTAGTTACGCATTGGCCAACTGATCACGTAGCTACCAACCCGGCCACGCTCGGCTTGGCCAAGCTCTTCTTTAATCTGCTTCTCTGCCTCTTCAATGTCGGACTCTGCAGCTCGGATGACTGCCTTGCTGGCCAAGATGGACTGGGCTAGAAAGGACGTTTCAACACTGAGCTCAACCTCACCCTTCACTGCGTTTGGGTAGATCCGGTCCAGCTCCTTGCTGCTGGCGGGTGGGTACCAATCTATCTCTGTAGTCTCGCGGTACTTATCCAGCTTGGACTCAAATTCTTTGACCGCCTCATAGATCGCAGCCTGGGTGCCTTTGTGTGGAGCGTACAAAAAGATGCGTAGCTCGATGCCTTGGTACAGCACACACACAGCGCCCCACTTGTGGCCAGTGACCAGCATCTGACCCTGCAGCTGGATGGGGCCACGCGCAAGGTGAGGGGTGTCTTCCGGCATGGTCTTGGTAACCTTGGCCTCAAGCACTCCGGGACCATCCAACACGATAGAGTCTTGGCCAACCACAAAGATGCCCTTGTCTGGGTCCGAGTAGATCTCTTGGCCAGTGCCGTAGCCAACACCATCCAGAGAGCACGCAAGCGCAATGTCTGGGTGTTTGTATGCCTGACCAATTTGCGTGTCAAATTCAGCCACTTTAAGCCGCTTGGCAGACTCTATGAGCACGACTGGCTCAAGAGTATTGCCCCAGCCCATGGCCTCGTTGCCAATGTCTGGCCGCTCTTTGCCATCGATGGCGTTGATGCTGAACTGCAGCTCATCGTTTGGTGTGCTGTACTTGCTGTAGCCCATCAGGCCCGGCAGCCGGGAAGCACTCATCTCTTTGTCATCGGTTAATTTTCCAGCCATGATTTACTCCTGTGATAAACAATAAACACGCACGATTCTCGCGTGCGCTTCTGGGTGTGCGGCCTCGGTGTAACCGATCCGCTTGAACTGCTTGGTGCGGAAGACCGCGCCCAAGACAGATGGGTGGACACCCGGCGGCACCTCGATGATCTGCCGGATGTCATTGATAGATACTTGGCCAGCCTGCTTGGCCACCAGTACAGCCAGAGCTCGGCACCGTGCCAAGAACTGGTGGTCTGTGTGCTCAAAGATGTCCAGCTGGCGGTCCCGCATGGCCCGGCCCAGCTCTAGGTTTGCTGCTGTCATACGGTTACCCCAAGAAAAGTAGGACTGCAATAAACAGCACAAAGGCCGCAGCTGCAAGGGTTTTCTGGCCAACGGTCTCGTGACGTTCTGGCGTGTAATTTTGACGGTAGTTGCTCATAGATCTCCTTTGGTTAACGCCCAGACCGGGCTAAATACACTACAGGTAGTGTTAGTTGATGCGGGACAGCAAGTTGGAGACCTGTGTAGGACCCCAGTTGGTGTTACCGCGTGGTGTTTGAATACCGCGTGCTTCAAGTGCAGCTGCGATGTCGCGCATGGTGGTGGCACCAGACTTGGTGATGATCTCGCGCACGATCGGGCCAACCCGGCTGGCGTAGTTGTCAGCCTTGGCGATGACTACCTTGGTGCCTGCAACGCTGCCAATCTGTGGGGCTGGGCTGCCAAGGACCTTGCCCTGCAGCTTGAGTTGGGCCAGAGCTGACTTGGTGCGCTCGGAGATCTTGCGTGCTTCCCACTCGGCAAACACGGCCATCATTTGTAAAAAAGTGCGGTCTGCTTCCGGCATATCGGCACACACAAACTGCACGCCGGACTCAAGCAGGCCAGAGATGAAGTGCACGTTACGTGCAAGGCGGTCCAGCTTGGCAATGACCAAGGTGGCCTTGGCCTTCTTGGCGGCAGACAGAGCCGCAGCCAGCTGCTGGCGGTCATTCTTGCGGCCGGACTCGACTTCAGTGAACTCGGCCACCAGCTCGGCCGCACCAATGTGCTTGGCCACAGCTGCACGCTGGGCATCGAGGCCAAGACCTGATTGGCCTTGGCGGTCAGTGGATACACGGTAGTAGGCTACGTATTGCATGATCATGCCTCGCACTGGTCAAGCAATGCGTCCAGCTTTTTGTTGAGCAAGTCAACTTTGCGCTGTGCTGCAGGCTTTAAAAAGGTTTGATGGCCAGAGTGGTAGGCTTTGTCGCCACCAATGTAGTTAACAGAGGTGTGCTCGATGCGAGCGATCTGCAACTCAATGCTGTGGATCTGTTGGGCTAGTAAGGTCATGTTTAACTCCTTTGCGCTTTATCTGCGCGTTGAACACAGACGTAGTGTAGCATGGTTTGTATATCGCCTGTCAACTAGGTGTTTTCCCTTGGTTTTTAACTTATTTGCAACAAGCTATATCGGCGTGATATATTCGCAGCCCATGACCACACCTAAACTTAAACCCTTCCTGATGCGCTTGCACCCGGCCACACGCGAGCTGCTTGATAAGGCAGCTGTTGACCAGCGGCGCAGCATCTCATCCTTGATTGACCAATCTGTGCGAGACCAGCTCGCACCACGCTACGGTGGGCTGCAGTCTCGGCTGGATCGGTTTGTGTCCCGGGTGGTTACCAATGACTGATACCGTTTTGGCACTAGACCTTGGCACCACCACTGGCTGGGCATGCAGGCCACTGGACAACAACATTGCCCACGGCTGGGTCAGCTTCAAGCCCGGCAGGTACGAGGGTGGCGGCATGCGTTACCTGCGTTTCAAACAATGGCTGACAGAGCTCAAAGGCACCATGGGCGGCGAGATCAATGCCGTGTACTTTGAAGAGGTACGCCGCCACGCCAGCACCGACTCAGCTCATGTGTATGGCGGCTTGATGGCCACTCTCACTGCGTGGTGTGAGCACCACAAGATCCCATACCAAGGCGTGCCAGTGGGCACCATCAAGAAGCATGCAACAGGGAAGGGTAACGCTGGCAAAGACCAGATGATCGAGGCCATGCAGCTGCGTGGTCACCCAGTAACCGACGATAACGAGGCAGACGCTCTGGCGCTGCTTCACTGTGCATTGGAGACACTATGAGCAAGATAAAAATCCAACTGGTAGAAGACGAAGAAACCCCATCAACATGGGAGTGGATGTGGAGCAGCCTGATGACGTTCCTAAAGTGCGTTGGGGTGTTCGCCGCCATCTGCTTTGCCATTGGGTACTTTGGCAACACTAAGGCGCAGACAACGCAGTGCGAACCAACTAAGACAGTTTTGGCAAGGAGTATTTTTAAATGAACCACGTAAAACAAGCATGGCAATGGCTTATGACTCAGTGGGTCATGCCAACACCACTTGAGCTGATCAACGAGGAGCTGGTGCACGCACAGCGCAACAAGCTACGGCATGAGAGCTCGCAGGAGTACCACGCGGCCATAGTGGCGTACAACGCAGCCCGGATCAAGCGTTTAGAGGCTCGGTTGGCCAAGCAGGAGACAACAGAATGAAACTAGCAGCAGGAAACCCCAATTTTATGCGGGTAAACCGTCAAGCCACTTTAGGCGAGTTTGCACGGCCTGAAAAGACAACTTACCGCTATGGGCAAAGCGCTGTCTACGTGCCAATAGTACGCACGGCTGACATGGCCCAGCCCCGCACCTTCAACCACATGAAGGATGGCCAGCTCTACACCGGGCCAAAGCATGACCCAGTAAGACCCGGCGCACTGGATGCAATGGCCATCAAGAGCCGGGGCTACCCAACATGATGATCAGCTACGTCAAGCTGTTCCGAGCCGATGATGGCACCGTGCTTGACACCCAAGAGGCCAACGGAGAGATCCGGCAGCTCAACCATCGGATCGCCGTGCTCAAGGAAGCGCTGGAGATCGAGATGGACAACGTAGCCGACTTGCGTGAGCTGCTGGCCGAGGTAAGAAAACTTGCATACGATCTCAATGAAGAGATCCTGAAGGACCGTGAATAAGATGATCTGCCCCATATGCAGGACTTGGACCCAAGTCTTGGAGACACGCCAGCGCCCGGACAACAGCACCTACAGGCGTTATGAGTGCGCCAACGGCCATCGGTTCACCACCAACGAGCAGGTCATCCTGAAGGTTAACCGTAAGGTTGCCAATGCTAAAGCGTGAGTGGAAGCCATGGTACCCAAAGCACAGAGGCGCAGTAGAGCCAGACCGTACCATCTTGGAGATGGCTGTAGCACGCGAGCTGCTGGCCACATGGGCTGTGATCAAGGACAAGGCGCTGGTGGACAGGCACCTTGCAGCTGTGGAGAAGCGCTATGGGGCTGGGGCAGAACAAAGAGTTAGGCAACACATGAGAAAAATAGCAAAGGATGAATGTCATGTTTAACGCAACACACCACATGCAAAACAAAACGGCAGAAGAGAGAAAGGCAATAGCCTTAAAAGCTCACGCCACACGCCGCCGCAACAAAGAGGAATCTGATCGCCTGAGAGCCAACGCAATCATCTATAGGGATGGCCTGTACGACAACATTCGCGTTCTTGAAGAGAACCGTGATCGCTTGGAAAGGATGGAACTGTTAAGCAAAAGAGCTGTAGAACTGACAAACAAAACACTGCTATCGGAGCAGGAAATTGTGGACTCTGCATC